GCTGACTAAGGTTTGCGTTGACGATTTCTTCAATCAACGTGTTCCTTTGATGCCAGAAGAGGCGATCGAGTGGGTACCTTCGGCTGAGATGCCGTGGGATCCCCGCTTCGGATCAGGCGCTGTAGAGGAGGGAGCTTCCTTTCCTTTCTTGAAACGCTGGGAGTTTGTCGACGGACGATCTCCACTACTCGAAGCCATTAGATCAGGCGATATTCATCGAATCTTGCGCGAGGTCCCACTGATGGGCCGATGTCGCGCATGTGCCGTGCTGAAGGAGATGTTCAAGGACAGGCTCATTACCATAGAGCCTGTAGATGGGACATTTCTGCAGCATGGCGTAAGACGCGTGTTCTATACGTCCATCCACCAGGGACCTCTCAGGTGGACCGCTATGGACGTTATGAGTCTTGAAAACGCTCAGGTTATAAACCAGCGTTACGCGTTAACTGGAAGTAGAGATTCGACTATCGCAACGATAGACCTAAAGGACGCGAGTAATCTCGTTCGTTGGGTTGATGTGTTAGAAGTGTTTCCCGCTTGGACAGTCCCTTACTTAACCGCGTGCCGCTCTACTCACTGTGAGATAGAGGGCAACGTAGTCGAGCTGGGAATGTTTGCAGGTATGGGGAACGCCGCGACATTCGTGGTCGAAACCCTCATGTTCTGGGCTGCAGCCGTTGCAGCGAGGTCCATTAATGGACTGAGTTGTGATATTTGCAGTGTATATGGGGATGACGTTGTTATCGACAATGCTTCTGTCCCTCTTGTCCTCGAAGCTTATAAAGCTCTTGGATGGGTTGTGTCAGAAGAGAAGTCTTTCTGGGGATCAAATCCGTTCCGGGAAAGCTGCGGCATGTGGGCCTTCAATGGCCACCGTGTCACGCCTACCAGGTTCGACGGATATGACCTCCAAACGCCAGAGGGACGCAGCGGTTATCGTGCGTCCATTGCGAGTCTCCTTGATTCTGGTCTTGGGTTGGACATAATTCTTGCTGATCGGCTCATGAAAACAGCCGGTCATCAGGTTCCTGTGTCGACCTACGATATACCAGGGTCAACTGTCGTATTTGACAAGTACGGCATGTGGCGGAACAACCACTCACGCATCAATACCCGGATTAACCGAGATACTCATGTTTTTGAAGCGAAAGTCGAGATGACTTCTGCTCAGGAACTTGAGGTACCGACTGATAGGATTGGTTACCTATTTGGTAGTCTCGCCGGGCAAATGCGATCATCAGTAAAACGCAACCGCGATGGCCAGGTTAAAGGCCATGTGTTGCGCATTCCGATACCACATCGGAATAGGACGAAAAGTCGCTGGATTGAGTGTACCCCCTTATGGGGCGACACATCCAGAACGAGCCTGAAGGTCAGGCGTACTAAAGATAGTACCATCGTCCGTTAAGTGGTAGAGCCGTTGCCAAACGGCTCGAGGTGACACAACTATTCCTCCGATTACTTTCCCGCGAGGGAAAATAAGCACTGC